CGCGATCTGCAGATTACCTGTGGTCTGCGAGACGCCAGTCAGCACTGTTCTGCGCATGGCCACGTCGAGCTGATCTTTGTGCCCGCTGGCGTAATTGATCGTACTCAATCCCTTTGCTGCTACGTCCTTAATCCCCGCCCGAATCGCCTGGTCATAACTCATCGCGCCACCTGCAACCTGCATATAAGCCAGGTCGGCAGCCTGGATAAAACTATGCTGGGCATTGATGGCGGTGGTCATGGTCAGGTTCTTAACCAATCCGTTGGTCTTGCGCAAGCCAGCCGCCAGAACCTGGGCCATTGCAGGGGATAAGTTCAGTGGCAGCGGGTTCAGCCCGGCAGCTTTGTAAATGCTGTCATCAAAGCGCATGCTCTTGACACCCGCGTCTTCGAACATCTTGCGCAGCTCGGTTTCGCTTTTCCCGGTTGTTTTTGCCAACTCCGCAAGCGCGTTTTCGTAGACCTTCCCGCTTTCGGCCAGCCTTTGCATCTGCCAGGCGGCTGTATCTGTCATCTTGCCCATCTTGACCAAGCGCCTCGAGATATCGTTAATCACGGACTGGTTGTACTGTTCGTACAAGTCCGTGATGGGGCCAGTCAGCGTGTCCAGTTGGTCGGCGGTCAGCATGGGTTAGGTCGGCATGTTTTGCGGCATATCCTGGGCGTTCTGAGGATTTTGCCCGGGTTGCCCGCCAGCCGACATTCCAAAGAAGTCCAGCGATGAGGCGCTTTCTTCCTGAACCAGAGCCAGTTTCTCACGCGCAATTTCTTCTGTCTCGCCGTAATTCTTCATACGAAATTCCATCTTGCTCATCACGCCCAGCCCCATTGCCTGGCTGTCCTGGGCGAACTGAGTCACATGGTCGGTAACTATGCTGTCATCGAACTCATAGGCGGCTTCATACGCGCCCTTTGGCGCCAGGTTGCCCAGCGTGGCCCAGATGTCCATTGCATACAACAAATCTTCAAGCGCACTCTCCAACGCCTTTTGACAGTCGGTAACAGTGGCTGCTGATCGTTGTTTGCTGGAAATAATCTCCGTTGCAGTTTTGTCGACCGTATTGGGATCTGAAAGCGTGCCATACGCCAGCCCGCAGGAGAATTCGATCTTTTTTAGAATGGCATCCAGACCGCTCAAAATACTGGCTTCCCGAAATTCCGGGCTCCATTCGTGGAACATCTCTTCGTCACTGACTTGCCCGCCCTGGTTGAGGGTGCGATACAGGCGCTTGTTGGGCAGCAGCGGCTTGCCTTCATCGTCCCTCCCGAATGCCAGCGAATCTACGTACAGCGCTCGGCCACCGCTCTCGAACTCCCAGAGCAGGTTCGACCACTGCACATCGGCGTCACGGATCAGATCGGTGGCGCGCGCGTAGCAGGAAACACCCAGGGGACTGGTTGGGTCGATGTTATTGGCCAGCGGATAGCGGAAGTAAGCGAACAGCGGTTGGGTCACGCCGGTGATGATCGCTTCCGGTTCCAGATCGGCCCAGGCTGGCACAGATTGCAGATCGACAGCCAATCCCAGAATGTTTGGGCCGGTAGCTTTGTAAGCCTGGTTGCGGATGACACAACCAGAGGGTGTCATCTGATGGAATTCAAGCCGGGTGTAATAGTTTGCGCCGATGATGCGCTGATCAGAAAACACGCAGACTGTGATTACGCCATTCGCGTCAAATGAGACCGGGTAGAACTGGTCTGCCTGGACAAAGTCCACCACGATGTCTTTTCCAAAAATATAGGGCTTGAGCATCAGCCCGCCTTTGGCGGCGCCAAACTCAATCATCTGGCGCAGTTTCGGGTAGACCCGGTCAATCTGTTCATACAGATAATCAGCCCGTACAGACCCACTGATTTCCACGTCCATCTCGATGGTGACCGCTCGGGAGATTTCGCCCGCAATGGCAGCCGGCAGGTTCAAAGATTTCACGTCCTTGCTCAGCCAGGGCGCTTGATTGATGTACATGCTTGACCAGAGCATCAGCGCGTTTGTCATCAGTGGGCTGATGGCTATATCGACTTTCAGCGCATCCTTAATACTTGAGGTATTTATCATCTTACTCAGTATCTCCTTGATCCATTGCAGGATTTTTGCAAACATCTTTAGACGCCCAGGTCTTCGTAGAAATTCAATCGACAAAGCACGTTTCCGCTGCCTACTGTAACAATGCGGATAAGATATTCAGTCGCGGACTTTAAGTCCCACTCCATCAGCGACCGTTCTGCGCTCATTGCGCCTTTTCCAGTAAATACGTACCCAACTTCGAGCAAAGTACCCAGGGCGTTTGGCGTTAATGCCGTCGCGCCAGACACATAAATCTTTGTGCTTGCGCTTCTTACTACATTTCGATTACGGTTAAATATTCGCGCGCTATCGTCTGTCCCTACTGCTGTAAATGTTGTGCCTTCGTACAACGACAATAATGCACTGGTATTATCCGCTATCAATTCCATGAGAAAGTGGGGCGTTCTGGTTGTCGCCGCGAGAACCGGCACAGATACACGGATATCTTTTGTGGTCGCATTGATTGCCCCGTAGAAGTTCCACTTCCACGCTTCGCCCTCGTGAATTTGATGATGGTCATATTCAATGACGACCGGTATGTCACTGATCGGGTCTGTAGGACCTGCGAACACGCGCAATCCCTTGACGCCAGTGTTTGCCCCCGTGACCACAGGGATAGGCGCGCCGTCTGCGTCGTAAAGCGTAACTTCTTGCGTCTGAATCCCGTTTTCGTTTACGTCTGTCATTTTTATGCTCCTCTTCGCCGCCAAATTAGATTGGTGGCATAGCGTACATCGTCGATCGCGTGATTGTTTTTGTCTGGGTATGCGCTGATAATTTCGCCGTTCTTATCCTGGTCAAGTTCATAATTTAGAAATTCTTCAGCGTGCTCCGGGGCGCGTTCGTTGTCGATGATGATCGCCTTGAGCGACTGCAGCCACTTCATCGAATACGAAACGCTGTCTGGGCCCTTTTCAGCGCCGCGGATGTTGGCGCCATATTCGCGGAAGTCGGCGATGGACTTGGGCTCTGCAGAGTCGGCAATCAACAGATCGTCTGTCTGCCAACCTTTTTGAATAAGGGCATCGTAAACAACCCGGTTAGATTGTTTGTTGGCGCGGTATTCGCCATAGATATACAGTGTCATACGCGCCGTATCGTAGTGCATCCGGCCATAACTCAAAGGATCTGGGTAGTAGCCCCAATCCAGGCCGTGCAAGACGTGATCAAACTGCTTTATTTCATCATCCGTAATCTTGCGCAGGGTCACGTTTTCAAAAACACGTCCACCGGTGCCGTTGGCAATGCCCAGGTATTCATGGTCATAGGCTTTTGGATTGACTTCCTTCAGATGCTCGGCTTCTTCGATCCAGGGTTTGCCCAGCCATTCAGCCGGTACTGTCAGGTAGGAACTGTGGTGCTGGTATTGGTTCGCCTTTGGTATCTGGCAGTATTTGTTCACCCAACTGGACGATGTGCGAGGCGGATTAAAGCTCTTGAACATGAAGGCTTCTTCACCGCCTCGCAGGGCTGATTGGACGATATTACGCACCTGCTCAGGCCCGTGGAACTGATCCAACTCTTCAAACCACAGAATGCCGATATGCCCAAAGGGCGGCTTGATGGATTTGATGTTGGCCGGATCATCAGCGCCGCGGAAGTAAATCTTCTGCTTGGTAGGGATGTACTCAATTTCAAGCGGGCTGAGCGTGCACTTGAAGCTGTCGGTTAATCCCAACTCGTTAATTGCCCATTTGAGTTGTCCGTAAACCGAATCACGCAAGGTGTCTTTTACCTGGCGCAAGGCCAGAACGTGTGTATCCGGGTTGTTAATCAGCAGGTAAAAAATGGCCAGGCTGACGAAGCTGGACTTCGTGCTGCCACGTCCGCCTTTCAACACGTACTCAGTATGACGTTTTGCCTTGATGTCACGATAGACGTTCAGGAAGTCTGGCGCGATCAGATCAGCGGGTAGAGATAATAACGCTGAAGGGGTCTCGCTTTCATTATCTTTTGCGGCTTCTTTGTATTTCCCGTGTACTTTCAGGATCTTATCCAGTGCTGCCTGGGAATCCACCAATTCAATGCGTGTGCCAAATTTCCCAGGGCTAATGGATTTGACCAGGTAGCCATTCTTGGTAACTTTGTTCCAATCGATATGGCCATTATCGTCGATCACATCGGTAATACTCGCCTTTGCATGTTGGCTGACACGTATTAGGGCTTCGTCCGCGCTCATCTGCGATTCGGCTATCCGAGCATCTACGATAGCTGCGATATTGGGATCTGACAAAATACTTGACGCTGATACCCTGACGGATTCTTCCGCATACCCAGCCCGCCTGGCCGCTTCGGCTCCGTTAAAACATTTTAGATATTCATTAATGAATATCTGCCGCTTATTACTTAGCTTCCTCGGCCTGGCTTCTGGGATCATATCGCCCAGCTCGTTAAGTTAGCCCCGTTGTAGCGCAGCGCGATCCAGCCGCCATCAATCTTGCCCCAGATACCGCCGCGCCCGATACCAACCTGGGTGACGGTCACGTTTTGGCCAAACCACAGTCCGCGCACAACCGGCGCTGCCGTGGTTGGATTTGCCCGCACGTTGAGCCCGCCAATACTGGTCACTCTCACAGTCTTGGGTAGCAAACTGTCCACGCTGACCAGATTGTTCAAGTCCACCCACCACGGCCCGCCGAGAATGGGTACATAGACCGGTTTGGCGCGTTCGCCCCAGCCGTTGGACTTGTTATAGTCATAGACTTTGTGTACCAGGTCAGGATTGTCATTAGCGTTGATCGTCTGGGCACTATCTAACGGGCGTCCGTCTACTCTGCCATAACCATCAACAATTTCAAGTATTTTTACGATATTCCGACCTGGCCATAGCAATCCAATCCACTTGATATAATCGCCGTCCAGTCCTTTAGATGGCCCCCAGTCGGCAGCGGAGACCTGGTTGACCGCCGCCGCATTGGTTGGGTTAAGCGCGGTGATGATCAGCTTGAGTACCGACCACGCATACCGACTCATGTTGTCAGCTTTGCCCCGTACCCGCGACATGGGAAGCACCAATGGCCCGCCGCCAGGTCGCTTCCAGTAGTTGACAGCCGCGAACTGGTATAAACCAGATGTCTGCGTCTTCGCAGGAACGGGGTTTCCGGTTGGCGGATCAACTGGAGTTTGAACAACGACTGGAGGTTCAATTGGAGCTGGAACTACAACCGGTGCATCTGTCACGCCTGCCCAATTCATCATATCCGCCTTCGATCCATTGAAATAATTGAGATCCATCCCAACTAAACCGCCGCCATAGTCTGCTCCAGCGTGTCGACCAGCGGTGAAGTTGACATCGCCGCCTCCGTACTGCCAGATCTTCCAAGGTAATCCGTCGGGAATTGCCGGGGACTGGCTTGGTGGGGTCTGCGTGAGTGTCCATGGATATTGCGCAATCCAGATATCCTGCTGATGCGCCCAGAGGCCATAGCCAAATGGTTTGATACTCTCGTTGTAAATCGACGGTGAAAAATAGACCATGCAGCGCTGACCGGTTTGGGCTTTGATGTACTTGACCATCTCGCTTACCTCGGCGATCGTGCGAGCACTCAACGCATTGTAGGCTCGTTCATAGTCTACAACGTAGAAATGAAACCCTTTGCCCTTGACCGTTGCCAAGAATAAATCGGCCTGCGCCTTCCAGGGAACCCCGCTGGAATAATAGTGATATGCTCCCCGAATAGCTACCTTCTGAGCCTCAGGAAGTAGTGCATCAAATCCACTATCTTTATACAGCGACCAGCTGGCACGCTGGATCACAAACGCGATCGGCTTAAGGGCCTTGTCCGGGTTCCAGCCGAGATTATATTTTGATATGTCTACCCCAACAATCATAGTATTTGCTCCATCCATCCGATCCTGGCCTCACGAATTCCGAACTGCCCTTTCAAAAAGTCCACCACAAAACATGTATTTGATTTCATCGTCTCTCAATATCTTCCAGCAGGCACGCACTGCAGTAGGCAGTACCTTCGCCCGCGTTTATAACCGCGCTGACCGAGTGGCCGCAGGGTTGTATCTTCAGGTTCTCAGTCCATGACGCAATCTCGCAGGATGCGCAGAGCAGCTCGCCAGGTTGAGGAGTATTTCGACATCCTGAGGTTTTACACCTTCTATCGCTCATACTCATGGCTTCATCTCCGTAACGCGCATCTTGACTGGTTCCGCGCCCAGGCTTCTGACCTGGTACACCAGCCGCTCGGCCCAATCCTGGACGTCCTCGAGTTCCACCAGCATGACACGCATCCTTTTGTTATCGTCTCGCAGCGCTTCGAGTTCAGACCGCATAACGGCGATTTCTGAGCGTATACTGTTCACCAGCGCAATTGATGCGACCGTGATCTCGCCCGCTGCATCCGCGCCCACGGCTGCCTGTTCGCCGCCTGACCATTTGCGGTACTGCATAGCTGACGCCATCACGGACGCGATAACAGACACAATACCTGCGATAAGTGCGATAACGATTGCTTCAGTCATACTCGCAGCCCCTTATTCCAGAAAAACCGCATCAGCAAAGAGTTTGTGATAATTGGGATAAAGAGCGCCACTAACCCGATGCGAATAAATATGATCCTGGTCGGCGCGTCCAAATCGAGCACGCCGGAGGCCAGGAACACAAAACCGAAATAAATCAGAGGGACGACGATACTCAGCCGAACCAGCAAGGGCATTGGCCTGACCAGGGATAACGATCCACCGGCGATAAACGCCAGAAGCGAAACTACCCAAACCGATACCGGTTCCACGTTAGCCCTTCATGCCCTGACTGGGCGTCAGCATGTATGTGCCCTGGTTGGCGACGGCTGCCGAAACGAAATAAGTGAGCATGACCTGAGCGCCTGCCATATCACAGGTCACTTTTGCGGCGTAGCCAGCGCAACCTGCCGCAAAGATACCAGCCGACACAATCAGCAGCGCAGCGATCATCACCAACCGCTTGTAATCAGCGGATAACAACGCGTACTTGTCCCGCAGTCCAGGGACGTATGAAAAAGCCAGGGAAAGCACGATACCAGCAAGCGAAGCTAATGTAGTTTCCGACATGTGATTTTTACTCCTTGCCCTTACGATAACAAACCTAAGTTATCTTGCATATTGTCATTGTGTGCAAAAAAAGACCCTCAAGCGAGGGTCTCTGTTTCGTCCAGTATTCCATCTTTTACAGCAATAGCTATTACTTCATCGCGCGTGGATGCTTTCATTCGTGTTTTTGCGCTGGAAACGTGAGACGCAATGGTGCGCCGTGAGATACCCAATAAGCCGCTGATCTGCTTTACGCTGTTTCCCTGGGCAATTAGGTACAGTACCATGCGCTGCGCGGTGGTAATTTTCTCCAGTGGGTGTTCGGCTTTGATATCTGGTTGCATTATTGTCTCCGGATAAAACGTTATGCTTTGTTATATGTTTTTACTGTCGCGCCAAAGTGGCAATGGCCTGCCGATCTGAAACTTGGTACAACTTGGAAAACAGATTTATTACATCAAGCGGCTTTGGAAAACTGCACTTCTGGCAATTTCCAATCTGCCGTTGAGCGTCCACCCAAAAGGATGGGTTTTTATCTTGATGAAACGGGCACGATCCCATATAGAAATGATCGCCAGTTTTCCTGATATCCTGTAAAAAATCCTGAAGCTTATGCCTCTCACGAATTTGCTTGATCAAGTCGGCATCCGAATCCAGTGGGTTGGATGCCATGTCGAATGGATCTGGCTCGGTTCCAATAACATACTGAGTACGGATTGCTTCAGGCTCCGGTGGATGTCTTAATTCTTCCATCCACTCATCTGGTAACACTGAATCCAGTGACGACACATTGGGGATAATAATACTCTCGGTCTCTGGTGTATAAATCTTTCCACTCGGATGTGTACTGCCCGGCCCCAAGACATACCCATGAGCTTTTATATCGAGTCCTTCGATATGGGAGTTATTAAGCTTCTCTGGGATCTTCAGGTAAACATGCACACCCCTGTTCGTGTAAACCTTGAACGCTAAAGTTGCCGCAATATTCGCCGACGAATCGCTGTGCTGGTCAAGCGTCCATAACTGCCATTCATAATATCGGTTGATATCATCGAAATCTAATATCACCAGGTCTTGCCAGCCAGCAACGATGCCGTAATTGTGGAGGCTGCCACCGTTAAACCAGCGCTTAATTTCAGTTTCAGTACTCAGTATCTTCTGATACGGCTCCCACTTTATTTTGGGTGACTTGTTACGGTAATAAACTGGAAATACAGCGATTCCCAGTTGCGCGAATTCAGATGCCCATTGATATACAGTTTTCATATTTTCACCTTTTTAGCCTTTGCTGTGACTAATTTGGTGTTACTACTGTACTACCCTTAAGGTGTAGTTACAGTAGTAGCAGCAAACTTGCTGTAACTTCCTAGGAAAGTAACACCAAAAGTAACAGTAACACCAAACAAATTAGAACAATTTCCCATCAGGAAAACCTGGAATATAGTCTGGCATATTAACTAAACCATCGAGGGTTACAGCCCAAACTGATCGACTTCCTTGACCGCCATTACCTGGAATTTTCTCCAAGTACCCCATTTTCTCGAGATTATAAAGTTCTTTTCTGGCCGTGGCTGGTGTACATCCAACAGTATTAGACTCGACGGCATTTGTATCCTGGGGGCCATTGTTACGCAAAAAACTAATAACATAAATTTGCGCGGGTGTCAGTTTTTTATTCATTCCTGGAGCTGGAGCTGCTTCCGCCGTCCAAGTTACAGCATCATCGGTATATTCAAATTTTGCCGAAAACTGAAATTCTTCTGTGTCTCGCGTTTTTTCCATGTAAATATTGACAAGCGGGCTTTTTGGTATTGCTTCTACTTTCATAACTACGTCTACCGCCGCCGAAATACCCGTACTTCCGCGATATTCACCAGTTCCCTTACTCGCATGATGAATCACAACTATTGCACTATCCGTAATCTCTGCGATAGTGCGCAAAGCGTGAAAAATTGGTGACACATCGCCTACTGCATTTTCATCTGCCCCTGGCATAATATCCATGAGAGCATCAATGAAGATGAATTTTGCATCAGTTTTTATTATCATTTCTGTGATGGATTGGATTTCCCCCTGTTTTTGCAAGTTAAAGTTTTCCAGGGTTGTATAAAATATCGGAGTGTGTTCATTTCCATTGTGGCCGTGCAAAACCTGCGTAAGCCTCCGCCCCATGCGTCGCCTTCCGCTTTCCTCATCAATGATTAAGCTGTTACCTTGGCGCGTTGGATATCCCAACCACGGATCACCCGTACAGATTGATATGGCAGCATCCATCATCAACCAGGTCTTTTTTGCGCCCTGCTTACCATAAACCAGCGTTACAGAGCCGGGGGAAAATACATTTTCTATAATCCATTGAATCGCGGGTTGTGGTTGCAGGGCGTCTGCCGCTGTAAAAAGTTTATAACGGTTTGCCATGTGTATCTCCCTGCTTAGGTTTTTTGCTGTTCTATCGCCTGCATGTATCTGGCTTTTGCATCAATCCAGTGGTCTTTGAGCTGAGGAACGAGAGCGACCACATCATCGAGCGGAGCGTAAATACCACCGTCACGTTTTCCGAGCATGCGCGTTTCGCCAGCAAGTAGAATATAAAAATTCACTAGTCCAAGAGATTTACCCAGGCGCGAAAGAGATAACCATAACTTACCATCTACATACATAGCCGTTGGTTTTCCACCCGCCTCGATAATAATTGGTTCATCCATTGCGATTCTCCTTAAAATACATAAAGCCGCTATTTACCTTTTACCACGCTTGTCGAAGGTGCGGTACTTTACGGTAAATAACGGCTGTATGTAGGCAAATAAAAAAGTACCAAAACACCTTCGACGCCATTATTTTACCACGAAACCGTTACTTACTTCAACATCTCTTCGGCAGCTTTTTTGTACTTAGAAGCAGTAGCCGGCGAAGAAAAGCCAATATTAGGTATTTTCAAAAGATCGCGTGCCGAAGCGTTGGGATACTCCGCTAAATACTCACAAACCAAAGCCAAAGCAGCGCTGTTGAGTTGTTCAGTTTGCTGTTCATTTTGTTCAGTCTGTTCAGTGAACACGGCACTGGACACCTTCGCTTTGCGGGTCTCTGAGTTCGCAAGTTTGCGCCTGGCATCCAACAGACCTATTTCTATGCTGGCCTCGTCTCGCTTATTACTGAGTTTGTACTGATAAGACTGGTACACACCCAGCATGAGGTAAGCGATCAAAGAAATGACCACGGCCCCGGCAAATGTCGCCGCATTTTTGGATTGAGCGATGCCATTGAACACGAACTAGGCGTAGATCAGGCTGGATATAATCGCGATCCACATGATCTTGTAGTCGCGCTTGTGGTATGCCAGCACTGCCATGGAGCAGGCTAATGCCCCGGATATCTCCACGCCGGCCGTACCACCGACAGCAGCTAACAGCGCAAATGTCGGATTGATTGGGTCAGATAGCATCCCGTTATAGAGGTTGTTTCCGAAAAGAACCGCAGGGGCTATGGGTGCTAATATTGGCGCTAAAACAGATTGTACGCTTGTAATATTCATGCTTTGTCCTTATCTACGCCACCTCCCCCTCCGCTTCCGTGCATACGTTTCCGTGCATACGGTGGGGAATAGTGCAGCTATTGGGCTAAATTATCATCAGGGGAGGGGGTTAGGTGCGCTTGACAATACTCGCGCCCGCGGTCGGTCAACACCTGCGCACGATTTACGATGGCAATCATCTTGTTCTTGACCGCCCATTTGTATATGCCCAATCGGTATTCAGATCCACGGAATGGGCTGCCCGAATATTCCCATTCATCTAGCGCCGCTGATCCACCGCCGAGCATCCAGCGACTCCATGCGTCCCACTGTACGCTTGTGCACTCTGGCGGACTGATGACCTCAGTCACCGTGCCGCGCGTGATATGCGTCACTGGCAAAGGTTTCTCAACCGTCACGATTTGCGGAGGCTGCCGGCCAACAATGGCAATCCCAATCAGACTAATTGCGCCAATGATCGAGATCAGTGTCAGCAGCTTCAACCAGGGCTCAATCAGCGCGTTCATGCTCGCGGCCTGCGCTTTCCCTTCGGCCTGTTTTACGGCCAGCATCAGCGCGGGTGCCTGGGCTGTCGCCGTGGCCCTATTCTGCCAATCGGAGATGGCGGCGGACTGTCGTGTTGCGCTCAGCATGTCTTCAGTGACTCGTAGGGACGCGATTTCGAGAGATTGAGCGCCTAGAGTCATTGTGGCTCGCAGCGCTTCAACGTTCGCAGATTGAGCCGTTTGGACTGCATATATCTCACCCTGCTGCGCGTCCAGTTCGGCGCGTCTGGCGGCATCGGCTGCGTTCACGGCTGTATCGCGTTCGGCTTGCGCCGTGGCGAGATAGTCCAACGTCGGAGATGGCACAGGCGAAGGGCTCACAGTTTCGCGCGGCGCGATAACTTGCTTGGGTTCCGGAGTCGGTGTTGAGGTGCAGGCGGATAAAATGATAATTATCAAAAGCGCGATTATTTTCACTTTTCCTCGAATCTTGCCTTCTTGATTGGATTTTCTTTTCCATCGCCTAGCGCAAGCCACCAGCCTGCTGCGCTGAATGTGTCAGGTTCGTCCTGCGCGATGACCAGTGGCGTCGGCTTTGGCTCTCTCTGGCTCGGCCTGAAGATCCACGCAGCTCCCACCGCGCTGATCAGTGCCCAAACTACAATTCCAATCAGGCAGATCAGTGGGGTCATGATCATAAATATAGCTCCGGGTGGCGCGAGTCGTAGCCTGGCTGTCTGGCAGCTTCTACAAGCGCTTCTATTCGGCGCCGTAACTCGTTTTCGCTTGCGCCCTTGCCCAACTGTCCAGCCGCTTTTAGCGCCGGGTCATAACGGGGCTTAAGTTTCTTGGGCCGCCCAGGTGCCGCCTTGTTGCTGTATATTCCGGCGCGCGAATAACAGCATCCTGGGAAATACACATGCGTTGGCGAGCGCGGTATAAATTCCCGCCCGCATCCGCAAGC